CAACCAAACGATTCACAATGGCATATGGATAAGTTAGGCCAAATGTATAAATTTAATACTGACATTCCAGCAATGAAAGTTCCAGAACGTTCATTATTTATCTTACAGGAAATTGGTTGTAAAGTAACTCAAAATGAGTATATTACCATTAAAATCCATGATGGTTTATATGATGAGTCGAATAAGTTTTACTTTATGTCTGGTCAAAAAGAAACTAGATTAAGAACTCACTTACCATTATTAATGCATCAAGCAGATCACATGGCTGCTCAAATTGAATTTGAATTATGGAATAATGCATCAAATAGTATTCCTAAATCAAAACCCGCTAATGCAAGTAAGGGAGATAAAACACTTAGAGCAGCTAAAAAAATAAATACAGCAAATAACCCAAACTTATCAAAAGCAACATTAGGTGTAATTGATTCGTTTTTTAAAGATTAACTATGATTACACTTAGTATTATATTAGCAGTAGTAATAACAGCTTCTATTTTTATTATTAGAAATTTAATTTTAAGAAATGAAAGATTAGAAGATTTTATAGTTAAACAAAGTGAAGCTATTCAAGCTTGTGATAAAAGATTAAAAGAAGTAGATGATAAAGGTATATTTTATGCTGATGATCAAATAGGTTTCTTCTTTAAAGAAGTACAAAAAATTCAAGAAGCTTTAAACGAGTTTACCCTTAAATAAAATAATTAGTAAAAACCACATGTCAAACAAACTTAAGTATGCCCCTACTCCTCCCCCAGAGCCAGTAGTTAATGAAGAGCCTCAATTAGGTCCTAAAAAAAGAGGAAGAAAAAGAACTAAAAAACAATATTTTACACCAGATACAGATGCAGCTATAAAAGAATATTTAGCTACTTCGAATCAAGAAGAAAGAGATAATATATTTGCTGCAAGAATACATTATCCTTTTTACAAATTAGCTGAAAATCTTATTCATACCTTTAAATTTTACTATACAGAAGTAGATGATTTAGAAGACTTAAAACATGAAGTAATTTGTTTTCTTTTAGAAAAATTAGATTATTTTAAACCTGAAAAAGGAACTAAAGCATTTAGTTATTTTTCAATTGTAGGAAAAAATTATCTTATCTTATATAATAATAATAATTATAAAAAGAAAAAAGCAAAAGTAGACCCTACAGCAGCTGATGAAGATGATGGTGTTTTAAGACAGTTAGGAAGAGATGAACGTAAACAAGATATAAAAGATTTTATAGATTATTTTACAGAATATGTAGATAAACATATGTTTACTATGTTTAAAAAAGAAAAAGACAGAAAGGTATGTGATGCCATAAATGTACTTTTTCAACGTAGAGAAAATTTAGAAATTTTTAATAAAAAAGCACTATATATTTATATAAGAGAAATGACAGGTGTAGACACTCCTGTAATAACTAAAGTTACAAAAGTTCTTAAAAAACTTTACAAAAAACTTTACACTGAATATGCTGAAACAGGTTATGTAAGAGTTTAATCTTTTCCATATTTATAATAAAATATATGGATCCATTAAATCAATTAATATTTGACGATACTTCTTTCTCAGATTTATTGAAAGAAATTCATGGTAATCAAAAGAAAAAAGCCAAACAACTTGCATCTTTAATTGCTGAATTAAGACCATTAGTTCAATCTTTAGGTGATGCTACAGTTGTAGTACCATTAATTAAAGAATATATGGAAATAAGCGTTAAAAATGATGATCAATTAATTAAAATGGCAGCTATTGTACAACGTTTATCTACATCATCTGCTTCAGGAGGTGATGGTGGTCTTCTTACAGAAGATGAGATGGCTCAACTTCAAGAACTAACTGAAGAAATAGCAAAAACAGTTGAATCTGAACCTAAACAACTAGATAAACCAAAAGAATAAAATGGGATATAATATAAGCTCAGGAAGAACAGGAGGTGGTGGAGGTGGACCTACAGGAGTTGCTTTAACTTCCGTAAGGGTAATAGATATTATTTTAGACGAAAGCCACCCAAGATGGAAAGAATTAGGAGGATGGGATTCATTAGGAACTATATTTTATACAGGAGTTACTGAAACTACTAGTGTTACTAAACCAGATAAAAACAATGCAGCTAGACCATTATATCCTAATATAAAACAATATCCTTTAAAAAATGAAATAGTAATTATATTAAAGGGGGCCAATAAAGATATATATGGTTTAAATAAAGATCACGACACATATTATCTACCCACAGGAGGTATTAATATATGGTCTCATCAACACCATAATGCATTACCTACTAAAGCTTCTTTAGAAGGTGAATCAGGTCAATCTACGGTTCAAGATTATCAAGCATCAGAAAACGGTATGACTAGACAAGTTACTGATGGAAGTTCTGAAATAGATTTAGGAAATTATTTTAAAGAACAATTAAATGTAAAACCACTATTACCTTATGAGGGTGATTATATTATAGAGGGTAGATATGGTAATTCTATAAGATTTGGGGCAAGCGTTAAAGATGATGTTATACCTGAAAACAATAAAAATGATTGGTCTCAAGGAGACGAAGAAATAGGCACACCCATTACTATTATTAGAAATGGTCAATCAAAAGAATTAGACGATAAGGGATGGGTACCTACAATTGAAGATATTAATAGAGATGATTCTTCTATTTATATGACTTCTAACCAAAAAATATCTTCATTAATAGTAGCTTCAACAAACTTCCAATCTTATTTATCTGAAATAATACTTCCTGTAGATCCTATAACACAACTAACAGACCCCCCAATAGTAGAAGTTAAAGAACCTGAACCACCAGAAAAACCCACAGAACAAGAAATTGAAGAAGAAATAACACAACAAGATAACGAAACTACTCCATCACCTCCTTCTCCTGTAGAAGAAGAACCAACAGAAGAACCAGCAGGAGAAACAGATTCACTTTCTTTCTTTGATGAAATGACAGAATCAGGACAAGTATCAGAAGAAGATTTTGTAGAATACCAAATAGCCCATGAAAATACAGAAATAGGAGGTTCAGAAGAAGATCCAGTAGTAGAAGGAGATCCTAGTAATTTACCGGATCCTAGTTCTACTCCTAACAATGAAGGAGCAGAAAAACATAAACAAGAAAAGAAAGAAATAAAAGAAGGTAAAAAATCTAAAGGATATCCTTACACACTTACTAATAAACATGGTAAAGAAATAATAATAGTAGCCCCCAAATCATGGAGCCAGCTTAGTAATAATTTAGGACCTACAAGTACTAGAATAACAAAATTATTTATTCATACAACTGCAGGTAATATTAAAAATACTACAGTAGATGTTATGAATTATTTCTTTCACAGTAAAAATTGGGGAACAGGAGGATATCATTTTTTAATAGAAGCAAGTGGTAAAGTAACTCAAATATATAAAGATAGTCAAATTACTAATGGAGTTAAGGGTCAAAATTCTAACTCAGTACATTTTTCATGGATTGGGGGACTTGATTTTAAACAAGGAAAAAATATGATGACTAAAGGACAAGCAATAACTTTAGTAGATATGGTTAAATTTTATTGTAAAAGATACCCAGATATAGAAGTATTTGGTCATAACCAAGTTGCGGAAAAAGCTTGTCCTTGGTTTTTTGTACCTAAATTTATGACAGAATTAGGATTAGAAAAAAATAGAGGCTTAGTTAACCCTCAATGGCAATTAGATATGAATGAATTACCTAATTATCAAAAAGTAGGACAACAAGTAGCAAGAGGAGAATACCCATTTAATAATTTAGCATAATATGTTTGTACCAGATCAACCAGATATATACCAAGGAAAACAAGTAATAATAAATTCAGACAGATTATTGTTTAATGCTAAAACAGATAGTATTTTATTATTTTCAGATAAAATTATAGGTTTTAGTACAAACGGTAGTTTCCATTTTGACACAGGTGATTTAGATGGAAATAAATTTGTAGTAAATGCACCTAATATATATTTTGGTTTATTACAAGATAAGGATGACCCTGAAAAAAAAGTATACCCAACAGAACCAGCATTACTAGGGGATAAAACAGACGAATATCTTAATAATTTATTAGATATGATGGATGCCTTAATTGATGCATTAGTAGGACAATATACATTAGTAGCTCCAATAGTAGGCCCATGTGCTCCTTTTGGGGGAAATGAAGGATGTTTTGCAACTGTAAGAACAGCTATCACAGATTTAAGAGAAGAAATAGAAGATATAAAAAGTAAACGAATAAAATTATCATAAAATGGCAGCAGGACCAATAAGAAATCTATTACAACAACAAGATAAAGCTCTTTATCAAGTTAAAAAAAAGATTAAAGAACAAGGAGCAAAACAAGTAGGTAAGGTAAAAGAAAAATTACCTTCAACACAAGAAATTAAAGATAAATTTAAACCAGAAGCAAACGCAACTACATGTAGTATAAATGGTTTAAAAAAATCTCAAAAAAATTATGATAAACTTAAAAAACTATTAAATACTTTAAAAAAAGTAGTTGAAGGAGCTACAAAAGCTTTAAAAAAGATTAAAGAAATATGCGATAAAATAATGGCCGCAATTCAAAAAATATTAGGAATTTGTGGAAAATTAGCAGCATTAGTAGGAGTATTAGGTACTGTTGTATCTGTAGCAAAAGTAGTATTAACAGGATTAGGTTCTATAATGGCTCCTCCCCCAACAGGAGGAGTTTT